ACGTAGATGTCTCGCGCCATTGATAGCCAAATCTCGCCGCTGCGTTTCATGCCCTTGGCAAAATTGCTCATGTAAATGAACGACTGCATGTCCACACGTGTCTGGATCATCTCCACGGCTTTGCCAGACATGCCAGACACCATCTTGTCAGCCCCTTGCGGGTTGCCCAAAATTTCCTGCATGTCGGTCTCTGTGATCTGCAGGAGGGCGGCCATTGCTGGAGGTATCTGTGGGCTTTTCGTGTAGGCGATGGGGCCGCTGATTTGCTGCTCGCCGTTTGGCCCTGTGATTGGATTGACCAGCAGGTACGGGTAGTCCTTGAGGTTGTCCTCGGCCCACATGACCTGGTGGCCTGCGACCTGCTCTGGAACCAAGATTGGCTTCTCGACGCTGGACAGTGCGCTGATCTCGCCCAACTTGGAGAGCTGCATGTTCTTCAGGCGCTGGGCATCTTTGGCCAGGCGCACCGCACCCATGCAGCGTTCGATGTTGTCCACGAACCAGCGCTTGCCGTAGACCACCACAATCGGGATGCAGTTGCCTGCAATGTAGCCTGCGTCCTCAAGCACTTTGCCACCGGACATGATGTACTTGCGCACGCGCTTGCGCTTGACCTTTTTCTGCCGCACCTCAAGGGTTCCGATGGCTGCCAGCGTTTCCTCTAGGGTCTCGTCGGCTGCGAAGTCGGCAGAGCTGTAACGCTCCTCGGTGCCGTCGATGGCCTGGAAGATGCGGATAGTCTCGATCTTTTCCTCGACCTTGAAGTACTCAGCCACAAATACGACATCAGGTGTCGCCCAGTCAAACTCATACTGGTGGATGATCTTGGGCCAGTCTGTGGGGTCGTCGTTGTAGATTTCTTTGTAGCTCTCACGGGTCATGCTGGAGACCACAAAGGCATACTTGGCGTCCGACTTGTCCTGGCGCTTGGCGTTCAAATCAAAGAACACCGAGCTGTCGGCATCAAAGATTGGCTCCATGCGAATGCGCTGCCGGTCATCCTCGCCGTTCTCTTCGTCCTCGTAGACGGTGCGCAGCCGCCATGCACCAATACCGCCGCCGACTGCCTCCTCGAAAGCGTTGTCATAGGCCTCGTCTGCCACGGATGCCTGCTCGTCGGCACGATACAGGCCATCGCAAACCTCGGCCAGCTTCTCGTTGTCTGTGCCGTCTTTGGACACATAGTCCACGGTGATGCGGTTGTTGCGGTATTCGTTGACGATACGAATGACCGCCAGCATGATCTTGTTGACCTCAAACTTGGGCTTGTTCTCGTACTGGTCCCACAGTGGGCCTTCCCACTGGCTGCCGCACAGGGAGTAGAAGCGCCTATCTTGCAGGCACTGCAGGCGCTCGTCCCGCAGCGCGGTCTGGATGTCATTGAACTGGCGCAGGGCTTCGCTGTGCAGATTCGAGAGCCGTTGGTCGTTTGAGATTCTGGCCATAGATTAATTCCTCAATTTGTGCAATTGTCTCACCACTTTTTCATATTGGCGATGGGGGTAAAAGCAATGGGCCTGGCTGCGCTGGATCGCCGCACGGCCTCGCAGGCATACCGCAAGGCGTCAATGACGTGGTTTTTCTTATCCTCAAGCACCGGCAATATTCTGCCGGTCAATGGGTCTTGCTTATAGCTGTAAAGGGTCAGCTCGTCAATTGTGTGGATGCAGCGCGGGTGCACCACGATGTCGTAGTTCTTCAGGAACTCGATGCCTTCCTCGACTGACTTCGGGCCTTTGATCGCCGTCATGATCTTGGGAAAGCCGTTCTTCTTCATGTGGCTGATGGTCTCTGGCCTGGCCGAGTCGGCCACGATGGGCCACTTCTCGGCCTCGGGCACGGTCATGAACAGCTCGGGAGTGTTCACGATCTCGCAGCCGACCATGTAGGCCTCGTAGTCGATGTAGAGCGTGCGGCCAATGATGTGGCAGCGCACCAGGGTGGTCGGATCGACGGCAAAGCCCCAGTCAGCGCCGAGGCGGTGGATGGCGTCTGGCGGTGCCTCAAAGTCCTCGACGCGCCAGTTCTTGAACACTCGGCTGCTGCTGTTGGTCAGGTACTGGCCCATCCAGACATGGCTGTACTTGTCTGGATCGCGCCGCTTGTCGTACTCCATCTCGTCGCGCAGGACGTCTGGGAACCAAGGGTTGTCGGTGAAGTTGACCTTCAGGACCGTGGAATCTTTTGGCGGTGTCGGGCCGCGAAGCAAGAAGTCAACCGGGTCGGACTGATCGCGTGGGTTCCAGGTAAACCACAGCTCTGAGCCTGGCTTGCGGATCGTTGGCCGCAGCAGGTCGAGGCTGGTCTGGCTCAGGCTCTGGGCCTCCTCCACCCAGGCGCAGTCGTAACCCTCCAGCGACTTGATCGAGTCGGCGGTGTGGTTCTGCATACCCTGGAAGATGATTGCGCCATCGGCCTTTTTGGACTTGATGACGACATCCTGCACCTCGAAGTAAGCGCCAGCGTTCATGTCCTGAATCTTGGTTTCCAGCAGGCGCTTCACGGACTGGTTCAGGGACTTCTGAATCTCACGGACGCAAACCGAGCGCCGCTTCTGATCCATGATGTGCGCCTCGATCATCAGCTCGGCAAACATGTGGGACTTGCCAGAGCCTCGGCCTCCCCATGCTCCTTTGTAGCGGCTGGCCTCCAGCAAAGGCAGCGCCCATTCTGGGGTCTGGAGCTGGAGAACGCTCATGTCTTGACGATCACGCGCTCAATGCGTTGAACCAGCGGATTGGCAGGATCGCCAGAAACTTCGATCTTCTCGCCGTACTTCTTCGGGGCCAGCTTGGACAGCAGCCACTTGCGGGTATCGACCTGCAGCTTGTGTTTCTGCACCGCTGCCCAGTCTTTCTTGCCGTCTGGCTGCATTCCGACATCAGCATCGCTCAGCTCGATCACCTCGTTGGCAATGCGCTCGATCAAGTCCTCCCTCGCGCGCGCGTATTCTGCAGCCAGTTCTGCGTCCTCATTGACCCACAGGTTGAAAGTGCTTTGCGACAAACCAGCGGCTTCGCAGGCCTTGAAGGCGCTCAGACCGTTACGCATTCCGGAAAGCACCAAGCCGATCAACTCGGCCTTGTTCTCATGCCTTCTGACTGGCTTCTTTTCGCCAGTCTTTGCTTTGTGTGTTTTTGTGGTCATGCTGCATTGTCCTTCAGAATTTGCTGCCGCGCCATCTTCATTGCATCCTTGAGGTCAATCCTGAGCTGCTCGTTGGCTGCCTGCTCGGCCAGCAGTGCAGCGTAGCAGTCCTGGCAAAAGCGCACCAGGTTGTCGCGCTCCCAGGTTGCGAAGTTTGGTTGGTCGATTGGTTGTGTCATGTTAGTGCTTGCTTACTTTCCTGTGGATAACTTTGTCCCAATTATTCCGCATCCCAGTGCCCCTCTGCCCCTCACCTATAGGTGTGAGGGGCGGGGAGGGGCGATTTTCTGGGCTTTTGCCCCTATCGCCCCTAACCGTCCCAGGGGCACTGAGGGGCGATTAGGGGCGATTTTTGGGGGCATTTTTCTGCATGAGCATTGCGCTCGCCTGGGTCTTGTTGCTGAAAATCCAGCCATGTTCGAAGGTCTCCAAAGTGCCTGCATTGAGCAGTTGCTCGATGATTGAACCCGATCTGGATGCCTCGGTTTTGTTCTTGGCGGTGCGCTCAGTCGCACCATCTTTGACCAGCAGTTCACGCATTGCCGACCTGCTGACGTAGGGAAAACCCTCGCGCTCTTCGGCACCTGATGCCCACCAAGCACGCTCAACTGTGCGCACGTTCTCATCGTGTTTTGTGGGCTTTTTGTGGGGTTTTGTGTCATTTGCTTCCTGATCTGGAACGGCCACGCAAGTGGTGGAAGGCGAGCCAAATTTGCTGATTCCCATCTCGATCACCTCCAAACGGAAGTAGATCGTCTCGCCTTTGCTGGGCAGCTCGCGCTGCTTGGTGACCGTTACAGACCGGCTGCCATCCTTTTCAGAGACCTCGATCTCGGTGTCGATGTGGGCACGGATTCCTGACCAGCCCCGAGCGCCCTTGGCAGCATCCTTTCCGTTGTGATGAATAATCATCATGGCAGCGCCTGTGGCGGTGGCCACTTGGTCGAATCTGGCCATGACTGGCCCCATGTCCTCGCCGCTGTTTTCGTTGGCTCCTGCGCTCATCCTGGCCAGCGTGTCGCCAATAATCAGTCGCACCGGCTTACCCTTGGCGATCTCGATGGCTCGCACCAGCTCAATCACATCATGGGCATCCTGGTCTCCGACATAAAAATTCATCGGGACCGGAACCATCGCCAGGTTCTCCAAGCTGCAGCCGTGGAACTTCTTGATGGCCTGCATGCGCGACCGGATGCTGGCGGGGGCTTCGCTGGCCAGGTAAACCACCAGTCCGGGGTCGGTCTTCCTGCCGTAGCAGTCCTCTCCGGTGGCGATTGCCGTGGCCACTGATAGCGCCCAGAAGGTCTTTCCAGAGTTGCTGTCTCCATAGACCACCACCGAGCTGCCAATAGTCATCAGACCTTCGACCAGCTCATCGGGTGCCTCATAGTCGGTGCCGAGTTGGTCACCGAACACAACCTGCAGCTTGTCAAGCACGGCTGTGCCGGTTTGCTGTACCAGCAAGCCTACCAAATCGTGCCCAGCTTGTGCATAATCATTGGCGTCCATGCCATCGATGGGTGGGATAATCACCCTGGCCCCGAACTTCGCGCTGGCTTGGTCGGCATACTTTTGCCCGACGCCATGCTTGTCATGGTCTGCGACGATCACAATATCCTGAGCTGCTCCGAACATTTCGCGCAAACTGCCAGTTACAGGCACCAAGCTGCTGGCACTGAATGCAGCCACGCAGGGCCGCCCGGTTGTTTCGTGAATGGTAGCTGCGGTGGCAAACCCTTCGGCCACATAAAGCACGCCAGGCTCATCCAGTGAGCCTACCATCCAGAATTTCCCACCGGCCTCGCCGCCGGGATGGTACAGCTTGCCCTTTTCGTTGTCGATGTATTGCAGCGTGCAAAGCTGGCCATCCTTGTCAAACAGGGGCACGATCAGCCTGCCATCGCCTGTGATACGTGCGCCGTGGGGCTGGATGCCTTTGCGTGCTAAGTATGGATGGTCTTGATGTGCAGCCTGGGCTTGGCTCCAGATTGTCTCGACCGTGTTGGCTGCGACTTCGTGCTGCTTTTCCAAGGCCGCATCACGCATTGCCTTGGCCTCAGTAACGCGCCTTGCGTGGGCCATTTCTTCGATTGCTGTGAGCCTGCGTCCTACATCACAGCGCCAGACATGATCGATGCCAATGCGCCAGCAGCCAAAGCGTCCGGATGGAACGCCATCTGGGTAGGCGATGTACCAGCCAGATTTATCGTAACCCTTGCTGCCCTTGGTTCCACTGTTAAATCGATGCATCTTGCCATCGATCTCAATGGGCTTTTCTGGCTTTGCAAGCCCCGCATCAAGGATGGCATTGAGCAGCTGTGTCTCTGGATCGTCAACCCTCTTCTCAGGTGGTGGAGACCAAGGACCGCCAAGTATGTTGGAGAGGTCAGCCATTAACTGGCTCCCGATCTGCCCTCAATGTCCCTTCGGTCTTGACCTCCAGCTCGTACTGCCTGCCCATTGGTGGAGTCTCGCCCCAGGTGTAGATCACCTGCGGCCAAATGCCCAACGCATCAGCCAGCTTTTTGGTGCTGCCGTAGTAGTCGATTGCCTCTTGCGTTTTCATCATCCATCCTTTCAAAATAATTTTTCGCGGGGTGTTGACATCTTAACCGGAAAATATGGTACAGTGCAACCACTGCGCGAACGGAATCACCCAAAGGCGCAGCAACCAAGAAGGAGTGCCAACATGGCAATCAACGTGAAGACCACCGGCAGCCTGGCTGCCAACGGTGTGAAAGTCCTGGTCTATGGCCAGGCAGGGGCTGGAAAGACCAGCCTCATCAAGACCCTGCCAAGCCCCATTGTGCTGTCGGCAGAAGGTGGCCTGCTGTCCATCCAGGACGCCGACCTGCCGTTCATTGAGATCACCTCGATGACCGAGCTGCAGGAGGCTTACACCTGGCTGACCAGCAGCGACGAGGCCAAGGCCTACAAGTCGGTGGCACTGGATAGCATCAGCGAGATCGCTGAGGTTTGCCTGAACACCGAGAAGAAGGCCACTAAAGACCCGAGGCAAGCCTACGGTGCGATGCAGGAGCAGATGGCCGACATCATCCGCGCCTTCCGCGATCTGCCTGGACGGCATGTGTACATGAGCGCCAAGCTGGAGAAGACGCAGGACGAG